AATTTATTTCACATAAGCATAAGATCTGCTTTTTACGTGTGGATCCGAAGCCACCATAACTCTACGAAAGCGAGTGAGGACTGAAGACAAGATGTCGCGTAGGTCCGATAACAATGAGTTTGAGGCTGACATAGAGAGTCAGGCCTCGGACTCATTAGGTTCGACCGCTAGTCGGAAGTCGAACAACAGCACTAAGTCCCCAAAACTGAGGCCATACCCTGTGGGCATGAACATGACGGAAGGTCAGTTTGAGAATTTCAAAAAGAAGTACTTGATTGAACCTATCTTGTCACGTTCTGAAGTACCCCACATGCATCCGTATTTGGCCTATGAACGGGACCGCCTGGAGCTCGAGGCGTTAAAATGTATAGGGCGCACACCATTTGTGGTTGGTGTTGGTAGTGGGGCACGGCGACATGCCCATTACAACCTCCACTGTTTGTGCCCATACCTGCAACCTGGCGACCAACGCCGGCTGCAAGAAGGGATTAGGAATGGGAATAGTATCTGCTCACATCGATTGCAAGACTGGTGCACTTGTCATGGGAGCACGCCAGATACGTTCTTATTCGTCCATTCGGCGTACTACATTCCGGTACATGATTTGGTCGAAGCCATCAACAAGTCCACCCAGCGTTGCATATACGTGGTTGGCCATTTGTTTGATGAAGCATTCGGATCATTGGGTGATGGTGAAGCCCAATACCGAGTGAACCTGAAGTCGGCATCCCCTGAAATAATTATGAAGGTTTCTGGGAATGCTCACGAGTATAGGCACCCACCACTTCCTTGGGACGGCGAAGAAGCACACTATAATGGTCGTGCCTTATTTGTCGAGCTCATTACGAAGTTGGGTGACACTTGTCTTTGGCGTGTTTGTTTAGGCAACGAGTACCTCCCTCGTATCCCCGTTGATTGGCAGTCCGCGTGTGTTGACATCACACAGATCGGGCCTGTCCATGTACCCGGTTGGGATTCTGTCACCAAGCAAGCCTTGACTCGTAACTCGGTTTTGGAAGTCGAAGTTGATTGTGTCTATGGCAAAGGGAAGTATCTGATGGGCTCCACAAGAAGTGGACGCGTGTATATCCCTAAGGATCTTGTCTCAGCGACCGCGCGCCATTTTCATGGCCGCGTTAGAGACCCTGCCCTTATGCTTGATGTGATCCACTACGTTAAACGTGGACTGGCCAGTTCGCGAATTCCCGAACATGAGCGTTTGATGTCGCAAACGGTGATTGCCGCCATGGCTTTCAACCTCAATGTGCGAAACGAGATTGACGTCACCAATACAATCGTCAGCAGGTACTCTGCCGTCTGGAAAATGCAC